CGCCAGCGTGGCCGCCAGCGGCAGGCCCAGGGCACGCCAGTCCAGCACATGGTAGGTCTCGGCCATGTCGCAGGTCAGTTCCTCCGGGTATTGTGCCGCCATGTGGGCAAGGATCAAGAGTTTTTTTCCTGCACGCCGCCGCTCAGAATCTCCCGCACCGCAGCGCTCACCGCCGCAACCGGCACGTTGCCCGCCTTGGTGCGCAGGTGGTCATACAGCGCCTTTTTCTGCCCGGCACCCAGCAGCAGGGTCACAGCGTTGGATACCGCCAGCACATTGCCGTTGTCGGCCTCGGCCAGCGCATCCAGCAGCTCCATGTTGTCCAGCCGCTCTCTCGGGATCGTAAAGGCAAACCCGGTGGACGTCTTTCCATCGATCATATTCATCAGGCCCCCTTGATGTACTCGTAGTGGGTCACGCCGCTGTCATCCGGCGTCGCACCCAGGGTCACGCCGTAGCCCAGCGGCTCGTCATCCTTGTAAACGATATCCTCGATCTCGGTGATGTGGGCGCAGGGGATCACGATGCGCTTGACCGCGCCGCCGCGCAAAATCGTCTCCACGACCCACACGCTGTCGGCGGCCTCGACGGCAGTTGCCTTGACGGTCAGACCGTCGGCCAGCGTGCCGGTGACGTTCTTGTCGCCGTACACGGTCTTGAGCACGTCCTCGTTCATCGCCTCGATCAGCATAAAGCCAAAGGTGTCGTCTTTGGCGGTCTGGTAATACAGCACCTTGTCGCCGCCCCACGCGGGGATGCTGTCACTCTCGGGGGAGTTCGAGTTGGTCAGGCCGTCCTCGCTGATATAGCCCAGCGATTTAAACGCCTTGTCCAGCGCGGTCGTGGCGTCGGTGGGCGGGGTAGTCCCCAGCGGGGCGCGGTACACAGCTCCGCCAACCTTGGGCTTGCTAACGGTTACTTTCTTTGCGTCAGACATAATAAACTCCTTTTCCGTGTCCAACCTGGACACAAAATCAGTAATAAGTAATTTCAAACACCGCCTGATACCGATAGCGCCTGCTCTCGGTGTCGGTAAAGTTGTAGTCGCGCACCAGGCGGCACGCGCCCACGCTGTCCAGCTCTGCCAGGGCTTCCATGGCCTCAATTGCCCGGTCATCCAGCTGGGCGGCCTGCAGCAGCGTCGGCGCACAGCTCTGCACAGCCAGCGTGCATCGCTTGATGCCGGTGCTGTGCTCGCCGTCGGTGCGCTCCAAAACAACAAAGGTGCCGGGGGGTCTCTCCGGCACCTCAGTCTTGATGGGCACACCAAGGCGGGCGGTTAAAAAATCCTTGACGATTTGCTCGATCATCGCAGCGCCCTCTCCAGTGTGTTGTTTTTGTGGTTATCGCGGCGGGCCGCAGCGTCGGCAGGGTAGACCGTCGCAATGGCGCGGGTCTCTGCTGTGCCTACGCGGGTCTCGTAGCCGTCGCCGCACCGCCCGGCAATCGCCTGGGCCTGCTCGGCCAGTATCTCCCGCATTTCGGGGCTTTTCATCAGCGCCCGCACGGCGGCCCGGTTCAGCTTGATGCGCACGCGCTTACTCATACCGCTCCACCTTGACCTTCTTGTTCCAGCGCAGCGGGATCATGGCCTCCATACCCTGGGTCACGCTGCCGTAGGCCCGGAACTTCTGGCCGAAGAACGCGACCGCCGCGCCCTCCCAGTCATGGGTATCGCCCTTGGGGATTGCCAACACATAGGCCAGCCGCTTGCCGTACAGCTGCAGCTCGTTGACAAGATCCGCCGTTTCCGGCTCTCCCACAAGTACATTGTGGACCGTCACCGGCGTTTCGCTGTACACAGCCGCCCCAAAGTCGTCCTCGCCGGTCTGCGTCCGCTCGTACAGCGTCACATCGATGCCCTTGATCATGTTATAGCCTCCAGCGGGCTGTGCGCCCCAATGCGGTTGCCCGCGCCCAGCAGCCTGCGCTCGGTGCGGGAGATATACAGCTCTCCCGATGTGCCGCCGCTCATCGTCCAGCTCTGGGTGTAGCCCAGCGCCGTGGCCGACCCCTGGGACGCGCCCATCGGGTACAGCGGCATATCGCCGCCGGTGCCGTCACCCAGCACCCGGCGCACCATGCGGCAGCTGACCACCCACTTGGCGTCCTCCTTAGCGTCGGCGGCCACCGCGTCGATAAGCACGGCGGCCTCCTCCAGCAGGGCGTCCGCGCGGGCCTGTTCTTCATCGGTCAGCGTGCGGAATCCGGCGGCCACCGCCGCCGCATCTGCGTATCGCATGGGTCAGCCCCCTTTATCAGCCCACAGCCGCCTCAACGCGCTTGATGTACAGCGTCTGGGGCTTCGACACCTTGATGCCGTACACCTTGCGGCCCTGCACAGCGCTTGCGCCGATGAACTTGCCGCTGCCGTTCAGGTCCTGCAAATGCACGCCGACCTGCCACTCCATGACACGGTGGCACCAGTTCGGGTGCCCGGCAATGAACTCGGTGGTGGTCTTTTTGCTGGCCACGCGGGTGGTGCTCTCAAAATCCATGTTGTTGGACTCGAACACGTTAAAGCCCGCAATGCGGCCCACCACGCCGGACTGCACCAGCTCCTGCGCCAGGTCGCCCTGCTTGATGAAGTGGTCGTCCAGCATCAGCACCTCCAGATACTCGGGGGAGGCGATCAGCCAGCGGCCATCGGTGGGGACACCCTTGCGGCTCAGCACACGCTTGGCCTCCAGCGCCAGCTTGTAGGCGTTGGATTCGGTCGCGGCGGTCTTGGTGGCGCTGATGGTAGCGCCGGTCGCGCCCTCCAGCGCATTGATGCTCTTCTTATCCACGGACAAGCCCATGCTGTAACCGGCGCTGTCCAGGCGCTCGGCCACAATGCCGTCGGGCACGCTGGCGGCGTCGTAGCCGTCGATCAGCTCGTTCACGGCCTCGTCCTGGTCGATCGCCAGGTCAATATAGGCCGTGCTGCCCGCGTCCAGGTCAACGCCGGTGGCCTTGTTGTAGGTCTTTACGGCAACCTCGGTGTCACGCACCGGGATTTTAACTTTGCCTGCCTTGGGGTCGCCCTCGTAGCGGTTGTTGAAAATCATATTGTCGCGGGTCACAAGCACATTGCGCAGCTTGGCGTCCACCAGCTTGCTCCAGCGTTCCTGATTCAGATGTGCCATATAAAATTACCTCTCTTTCCTGTGTCGGTTTTCGTGTTTTAAATTTTCATCCCGGGGTTCAGCATCCCAAACGCAGCCTCCACGCCGTCTGCCGCCGTACCGGCCCCGGCACCTGCGCCTGCCGTGCCGCCATCCGGCACAGTGGGGTAGTGGGTGCCAACATCAAACGCCCACGCCTTGTCCTTTACCAGGGCGTCCAGCGCGGTCTTGATATCGCTGTCACGATTCGTGCTGCTTTTCAGCTTTTCCAAATCCAGCATACTGCGGATGGCTTTCACGTCGCGGCCCTTTGCATCGCGGATCGCGCCGTCCAGGGCTGCATCAAAGGCGAAACCCGCCGCCTGGTCGGTCAGCTGGCCCTGCAGCTTGGTGATCTGGCCTTTCAGGTCGTTCACGTCCACACCCTCAAAGGCTTTCAGCTGGGTGGTCAGCTCGTTTACCTGGGTCTGCAGGCTGGCGGCTTTGGTCTTTTCGGCGGTGACGTCCCTGCCGTTTTCGCCCATAAGCCAGTCCAGCTGCTCATCGGTAATGCCGGGGATTTTGTTCTTGACTTCTTCACGTTTCATGGCTGCGTTCCTTTCCGCCTACGCTTTGTTCACGCGGGTCGCATCCGCACTGGCTGTACAGTTTTACGCCGTGCCGGGCCTATTTTTGTAATAAAATCGCCCGCCCCGGCCTCATGCAGCCCGGGTGGGCATAAAAAAACCACGGTGCGTTCGCATCGTGGTTTACATATTCAGATAAACGGCGTCATGGCCTTTACATCTTTCAACAGCTCTTTTGCTTTGGCAAGCAGGTTATTTTCAAACAGGTAGGCAATGCCGTCCGGCGTGATTTGGCATCGTTCCAGATTTGATATGCTCCTTGCTCCGCCCCATGCCGCAACAACGGTCAAGCCTGTAATATACCCCTGCGCTTGCAGGTTTTCCATAATATAGGCCCAGTAAGGTTCATTTACCCCCAACAGTGTGCTGTCATATTGAAGCATCTTTGCATCAGGGGAGCGCCCCTCCTTCAAAACCGTGTACAGATAGGCAAGGATTTTGTAGACCAAAACAAAGTAATCATCTTTTGCCATAATGTTCTCCCAAAAATTGGCATAAAGAAACCACGGTGCGGTTTGCATCGTGGTTCATAGGGCTTCAACTTCAAGAAAGCTGGATATTTAAACTGTCACACAAGTCGTTCAGCGTTTTTCCATTGAAAAACGGAGTAGTCATCACATCCGATGTTGTGGTGAAATCTTTTACAGCGGCTCCGCACCAGGCGTGGTATGTCTTTTGGTAGTTTATTACCTCTGGCATGATACCGGACGCCTTTCCGTCTACTAAAAAAGCAAAATCGTGGCAGCAATCGTCCAGTAAAGCCATCAATTCATTCTGCTTCATAGAAAATCACCGCACCGTAAATTAATTTGATTTTGGTTTGGAACCGAGAACCTCATCGAACCATTGAGACATTTCCTCGGGGGTCGGGTCTTTTCCATCCAACATATTCTCAATCCCTCCTTATACCGTAAGTATATCCGGATTTGAGGAATTTGTCAATCGTTTCATCAGCATCTTTTCCACACTCTACGTAAAATTTTGCCAAACCACTTATAGCAGTATCCCGTTCAAATTTGTCTGTCTTTGAGATGGACCATACTTTGCCTTGATTTGTAACGATTGACAGTGCACCAACTGATTCTTCTATCAGGAAAAAACGGATGTCATTCATAGAATAATAGCTTTGCCCCGGGTGATTATGGCACAGCATAACGCTTTTTTCCGGCTTGCTCCGCAGCCAATGATAAGAAGTTGCATCTGCTTCGACATTGACAGAAATCTGGTCGCCCTTCACAAATTCCAGCTTTTCCCGGGTCGTCAAATCAATCAGGCAGGCAGCCTCGTTACTGTCGTTCCACTTTTGGGCAAACCGCAGCAGTTCCTTGTGGGTTTCCTGTATAAAAAATGCCGTTTGGTCATTTGCTCCATTCGGGGCGACCAACGGCACTTTCTGTATGGCAATGTCTGTAATGGCAACTTTCTTTCCGCGGTTCTTCTGCCGCAGCGCATACGCCGCCCGCTTCTGGGCATTGATGCGCTCTTTGTTGGCGGCGTAATTCACCCTGCGCATCCTGTTTATATCGCCGCCCGCGGCGTTATACTGCGCCAGATAAGCCTCCGGGTCGTACCCGGCCACGCTTGTGCGCCCGTCAAACCGGACAGCGTACTCGCAGTCACAGTTGGCGTGGATGTGCTCTGCGTGGCCGCCCTTGATGGCCGCCTGGCTGGCTCTCTGCCAGCCGCGGCTTGCCAGCGTCAGGCAAAAGGCGCAGCTGTCGCCGTGCGGCACCCAGGCAAACTCCGCGCCATCCCGCTGCGCGTTTTTCAGCGTTGTGTCGGCCCCGGCACGCTTTACCAGTCTGCTCACGCCCCTCTGCATCTGCGGCGGGCTCTCCCGGGTGGCCAGCACCATTCGGGCCACCTCGCGGCGGCTTGCAGGTGCCGCAGGCTCGGCAGGGGACACCCTGGCATTCTGCAGCGCCGCCATGGCATCATACATCTGGCAGGCCAGCTCGGCGCTGCCCTCACCGTATTTCTGCACAAGCGCCGCGGCATAGTCGTTCAGCGCCTCCGTGTCGGCGGTGCCGTGGGCGGCCAGGTACTCCGCCATAAGCTGCGCGGCCTTTTCATTCAGCTTCGCCAGCCTGCGGATGTACGTCTCCCACGCCTGCGTCGTTATCTTCATCTTCCATCTCCATCAGCACCTGCTGCCCCCGCACCCGCTGCTCCTGCGCACGGATGCGGCGGATGTCCGCCTGATCAAAGCCGATCATCTCTAAAAACGTGTCCGTGCTGGCGAACTCCTCCCGGGCCGTGGCGATCTTGATGGCGGCGTCCGCCGTCACGGCCACGCTGGGCATGGCCGGATTCTTAAAGTGCGGCATCACGTTCCGCTCCTCCTCGGTCAGCGCACCGGGCGGCACATTGCGCAGGATGGCCTGCGCCATCTGGGCAATCGTGCGCAGCGCGTCGCCGTTTCCGGTGTTCAGCTGCTGCGCCAGCAGCACCAGCGTCTGGCTCTGGGCCAGAATCGCGTCGCTGCTCGTGGGGTTTGCATCGTTCACAACGCCCACGTCCGTCACCGTCAGGCCGGTGGCCGCGGCAAACTGGGTCGCCGTCATCCGCATCTTCTCGGTGTGCGGGCTCAAGTTGCCCTGCGCCAGCTGCCCGAACACCGGGTTTTCGCCGGTCTCGGGGTTGCTCGTCGCCGCCAGCAGACTGCCCACGTAGGATTTGAACTTGTCGGAGAGCAGCACATCGTACTGTTCATCCGTGACGCCCAGAATATACTTCTGCGGTGTCGTGTCAAACTCAAGCGCAATCGTGGCATTCACCACGGTGCGGATGTAATCGTCTATCAGCGTGCGGATGGAGCGCTTCAGGCGGCTGCGGCCAAACGGCTTGCCGCTCGTGGCATTCCAGATCAGCGGCTCCATCAGCGGGCGGCCCATGCGGTGGGGCAGTCGCTGGACATTCCAGCCGTCCGGCCTCCGGCGCAGCACCGTCACGGCATTGTCCATGTACAAATTCACTACGCGCGGCTGCCACACGCCGGTCAGATGCTCATCCGGCACGGTGTCAATGATCGCCAGCCCGCAGGCAATGCGCCCCTTCTCACCGCTCCACAGCGCTGCCGCCGTGGCAGGGGAGTGGAATCGTATCTTGCAGCCGATGGCCGCATCCGCAGACAGCGTCGCGAACGCACAGCCGTACTTCAGCTCATCCCGGCAGGCCTTGCCGTACTCGGCGATCAGCCGGTTGTCCGCGATCAGCCGGTTCAGCACAGCATTGTCGCCGCCGCTGCTCACAAAGCCGTCAAACATGCTGCGGGCGGCCAGCACGTCCACGGCCTTCTGTCCCCAGCTGCACCCGACCTCAAGGTTGCGGATGCCCTGCGGCAGTGCGATTCCGAGGTTCACGTCCTTCAGCGCAACGTGGCCCTCGTAGTATTTTTCCTTCTCGGCGTTGCCGGCCTGATGCAGGCTGTAGACCCGGACAAGCTCGTCCAGGGCCTTTTGCTCCGGCCCCGTCAGTCCGGCCACCGTGCCGAAATTCAGTGCGATCATCACGTTCTCCTCTTAGCCGATCCGCATCTTCCGGGTCGGGTCGCGTCTGCTGGTCTTTGCGCCCCATAACGCCAAGGCGCATGCCTCCACCGGCAGACTGTTGTCGCCGCCAAAGCCGTACCCGCCGCCGATGGGCCGCTTGATGCTGGTCACGGCACTCTCACGCAACGCCTGCTGCGGGCGGTACCATGTCAGCTGTCCCTCGTTCACGGCATCTGTCAGGGCACTGACCGATGCGATCACATCCTTGGCCGACGGACGGATCACGGAGTTCCTGGCCCGCCAGCTTCCCCTGATACGGTCCACAAGCACATCCACGCCGTTGCGCCCGTCAATGACAACGCAGCTCGCGCGGTCATAGCGGACATTCAGCCAGTCGGCCAGCCAGCCGAAGCCGCGCCCCGTGGGCTGCATCTCGATCAGCGATACCCTCGCCGGGCCGTCCTTCGGGATGACCGCACCGCACAGGCACACCGCCGAGCCGTCCGCCGCGAACTTCACGCCGTAGGCTGTCTTTCCCTCTGGCTTCTCGTCATCACTGGCGCAGCGGTCCCAGGCATTCTTGTCCAGCGCGTAGTCCAGCTTTTCCGTTACCACGGGGCTCCACCAGCCCAGCCGCTCCCGGGCGAACGTATCCGGAGCCATGTTCTCCGCCTCGCCCTCGATGGTGGATTGCTGGATGCGCCGCCCCAGCGCCGGGTTGGCGGCAGCCCAGCGCGCCGGGTCGTGGATGTCTCCGATCTCCTTGACGGAGTATTCAAACCATGCCGTGCGCTTGGCGCTGCCGTCCAGCGCACCGGTGCGGATGCGGCGGAAAACCGTGCCGTCGGCGTTCTCATCCGGCGGCGTGCCCAGATACAGCGTCTGCGGGTTCAGGCTTGCCGAGATTGCGGGCAGGAACGATGCCTGCTGCGTCTCGTCCAGCTCCTGCGCCTCGTCAAAGATCAGCAGGTCGCCGTGCTGGCCGCGTCCGCCGTTGCGGGTTCGCGCCAGAAATTTGATGCGCGCGCCGGACTTCAGGATGATCTGCTCGCGCCCGATGGCCGTCTTGATCTCGGCCACATGGCGGCGCAGCTTCGGCCCCTCAAAGAAGTCGCGCATCTCCTCAAATGTCTCGGTGGCGGTTTTCTGCAGGTGCGCCGTGTAGACGACCTGCTCGTTGTACAAAAGCATTCCCGCCTCGCTGCGCGCCTGGATCAGCAGGCTTTTTCCGTTCTGGCGCGGCACGCTGCCGCCTGCGGAGGGCGCGGCCCACTTGCCGGAGGGCGTGCGCCCCAGCCAGTCGTCCAAAATATCGCTCTGCCATGGGTCCAGCACCGTCCCGCCGATGCGCACCAGCTTGGCCGCATCCAGCCCGTCGCTGGCGGTATAGTCAGGTGCGACTCTTTCGGACGGCTCCTGACTTCCCATCAGCGGCGCGCTCTCCAAGGATTTCACAGATCTCGTCCTCACTGTTCGCCGCTCCCTCTATCTCCTCGATCTCCCGTACCGTCTCCCGGTACTGCTTTGCCAGCTGCGGCAGCGCCTTGGGGTCACTGTACCCGTCGATTGCCGCCGCCAGCACCAGCTTCAGGTTTTTCAGCTCCTCAAGCCTTCCGCCCTTCACATTTCTCAGCTTCATAACTCCCCCGTGTGTAAATCGGCGCTGGACAGCAGCAGGGTCGCCGCGGGCGGGGGAGGGGGACCCTCCCCACCTACCAGCTGCCGTCCGTAACCTTGGGAATTTTCGTCATTTTTGCACCGAAATCAAGCGAAAAACTCGCTGTTTTGTCTCGTTTTTGCGCATTGCAAAAGTAATGCGCAGCTTGCAGATTGTCCCAATCCTCTGCCGCCGCGCGTGCCGAACTATATCCAAATTGCCGCCACTTGGAAACAGGGCGTATCTCATCTACCACAAAGCTCAACGGATGTGCCGCGTCGCTGGGTTCGTCGTAGTGGATCGGCCCGAACCGCCCATGGCAGATACCGCACTCGCACCCCATAGCCCGCAGCCTTGCCCGGTGCTTGCGCCGCAGACTGCCGTTGGCATAGCGGGGGTTGTTTTTGGGTGGGTTGTTTTTCATGTGTACCCCCCCTCCCGGTTGTTACAATAAAACACACCCCGGCAACGCGCAGACAGAGACAAGAATAAAGGATGTGTGATTCTCTCCGGCACAGCTGGGATGGGTCAGTGCCGCGCCCACCCTCATGCAGATGGGTGGCGGCATAAAAATAGCCCGGGTTCTCACCGGGCAGTGGGTGCTTCTCGCGGCCCGCACTGATGCAGCAGTGCAGCACCCGTGCCGCTGTTTTGAGAAGGAAATACTATGCGCAACACAAAAGCCGCAAGGAGTTTTACGTTCCTTACGGCTTTTGACAGTATCATTATACCACTTTTACAGGGGGCTTTCGAGGGTCAAAAAAAGAGGCAACCACGGATGGTTGCCTCTTCCACCTGGTCGGCGTACTTACAGTACGCTTAATACAGAGTATCAACTTACAGGTGTATACAGTACAGCATTGTCTGTACTTATAGTATATGCCACTTTCACGGAAATGTCAAGAACATATGATTGTTAATTTTTCGTAAATCCGGGTTTCCAACTCGATAGGATGTCCAAATTCTGTTGGCAAGAATATCAGCTGCTTGAATTAAGTAATATTTGGAAGAATCACAATAATGGATATGGACAGAAACATCTTGACTAAAGACATTCTGATGAACCATCCCATAGTCCCAGTTTGCGATGCCATGTTTAAGCTCTTCCCAAATGGAATCTTCTAAACTGTAGTATCCGTTTGTGGCAGTTAATTGTTCATCAATACAAATTTCAATGATAATATCTTCATCACTTTTGATAATTCCCCTGGAAATAAGCTCTTGTAATTTTCTCTTAACGCAAAGTTTAAGGATATAATCCTTGTAACGACAACGCGACTTCTTTTTCTCTAGGATATGGTCATAAATTCTGCTAAGATTAACAGCAGCCGACACGCTTTCATATGATCTTGTACTGTTGAAAAGAGCCCTCTTGTACTTTGCCTCTAAAACAGATGCTTTTAGCTCACCTGTTTTGCCTGTCGCTTGGCGAATCTTTTTATTGGCGTTAATATATTTGCGTTTTGCAATGTCTCTATCATTGACATTGCAAAACACATAGCCCGCATATAAAAAATACCCACTCGGTTCATTTTTATGAAAAGTTCCAGAGTCATCAAAATAGAAATAGACTGTCTGCATTTTTGCCTCACAAGAAATTTATGTTTATAACATAATACCATATATTTCATCATAAATCAACTTATTTCTGGTAAGACTGCGACGAATACATTTGCGATGCAACAATTTACAATATCGACAAGGAAGCGACAGTTTTCTTATGCAGCCGCCTTACCCAGCGATACTCCAGGTTCATTTCTACGGCAATCTCCTCAAACCGCTGCCCCAGCACATACCTCCGGTACAAAATCGTATGATCCCGCTCGTCCTGCACCTGGTCGATTGCCGCCACGACCTCACGCCGCACGGCCCCGCAGACATTGATCTGCGCCTGCAGCTTCTGCTGGGCTTCCACAATGCTCTCGACTGCCCGGGCCAGTGTCTGGCCGTCACCGCCTCCGCCCGGCATCCCGGTCAACGCTGCGGTCGTCTTGACGGCTCGGGATTCCTGCTCCTGCAGATCAGCACGCAGCGCCTTTTCTTTTTCCAGGCTCCCCCGGTACCGCCACAGCCAGCGCTTCTTCTCATCGTCGGTCATGGGCTTCCTCCTCTTGCAGTGAAGACAAAATTTTAACAGCTCGTTTTATTGCCTCAACCCCTTCCACATCCCACGATATATTTGGTATAATAGATAGTAATTCGTCACACAAATTCTCGTACATAAAATTCTCCTTGAGGTTGTGTTTAAAATGGAAAATCCGCGCGAAATAATTGATGATAAATATCAAGCGTTTATTGACAATGATTCAATCCATATGAACTACACAAAGCTCGAATATGTTTATAAAAGCTATATTGGGCTTTTAGACAAAGTTGACGCCGTTTCAATGCTGATGAAAGAGCGGCAATTTCTGACCGAGTTACATTTAATGGGGCCGCTTTTTCCGTTGACCGCGCATGAAAAATATCACGATGTCAGCGACAAGCTTCAAATTGAAGCCTCCGATTTTTTCAAGAACTCCAAAATATTTCTAAACGATTTTACAAGATTTTATATTGGAGAGATTGGAAAAGATGACAAGCGTGGTATTACGCCCAAAAGTTTTGGAAGCTGCTTGCATTCGGTCATAAAGAACATTTCCTCCTTACCAGAGCATGCCACATTTTTATATAAGCCTTTTATCCGATACGGCAGGCAAATTGACGCCAGTGTTTGTGATTACCGTGATAAGTTTATAGAACACAGTGATTCTTTATCTACGCCTATGCTTAACACAGGGCCGTGTTCATTAAGGCTTGTACACATGGAAAGTAACGCATTTGGCAGACCCCGATCAACTGAGGAACAGCTAAAGGCCAACAACCTATTTCTGACCTCGCAGGATATGTTCCTGCTGCGAACAGAACATGGGACACATTGTTATGTTCATGTATCCCCCTACTATACAACTGGGGCAGATGTTTTTTCTGGTGACGAAATTGGCGGAATCTATGACGGGACAAAGTTGCATTTCAAAAAATACGGTGCCCACACGCATTACTTTCCGCCACTAAATGATGACCTTGAAAATGAATTTTCGATGCCTGTACACATTCATCAAATAGGTGAATCGCCGGATATTCTACATTCAATCGACCTAATTACGATTTTCACGTTCACAGCCCTTGATTCTTTCATGACATACAAAACCAATCAGTAAAACTCAGTTCCTCCCCACAATCGTTTTATCCCCGGTGGCGGCCTGCACGATCTGGCAGGCAAGCGCCAGCATCTCCTTGGCAACCCGCAGCGCCAGCGTCCGCACATCGGACGGCAGGCCGCGCTTGCTCTGGTTGTACATGCACTTCACTTCTTCTCACTCCTCTCGATGTCCTCGGCAATGTAGCCCTCAATACCCGCGCCGGTGCTGTACCAGCGCTTGTACCATTCCAGCGCATTGATGTCTCCGTCCCGGCCTGCGCGCTCGCCGTTCGGCCCGAAGCGCACCGCGAAGCACTCGCGGTATTGGAAGCCGTCCACATGGCCTGAAAAGCGCGTCAGATCATCCACGGCAATGATAAGCCGCCCGCCGTCTGCCATCTTCCGCTCACGGATCGTCAGGCCCAGGTCCTTCAGCCGCGTCACAAGCGGCCAGCTATCGAACGCCTCCAGCTCCTGCCGGGCCAGCGCCTGCCACTTTCCGGCCTCCTCCTGCCGGGCACGCTCCTGATCACGCTTGCCCTTCACCTCGGCCTTGTACGCCGCCAGATCGTCTCTGTTGATGTACAGACGCTTAGCGGCATCGAACAAATCTCGCGTAGTGAGTGAGCTTTCGGCAATAACCTCATTTGAATCCGCCGGGTCCAGCATCCTGACGCGAAAGTTGTAACAACCAGAAGGCTCAATGCGCAGCAGCGCATCCGTCTCGCTCTCGGTCAGATCCAGCGTCACCGGCTCCAGCTTGCGGGCATCCAGCCCGCGGTCAGCGTAGTTCCATTCTCTATTGCGAACGTAGTCGAGCTTCTTCAGCTGGTCGGCCAGGCCGCACTCGACCAGATACTTGATGGCCGCCCGCCGGGCCATATCGGTGATGGGCGGCATACTGGCGTACTTGATTTTGGCGTATTCGACCTGCTGCACCTTGTACAGCTTGCTGCACTCATAGGCCCGCGTCATGGTGATCTCGCCGCGCTCCACCATCGCCAGAACCTCCGGCACGCAGTTGTTGGCGATGGCATTCAGCCTCCCCAGTGTGCCGGTGCCATCGCCGGTGATGCGGCTCATCTCATCACGGATGCGGCCATCGAGCGCGCCCGCTGCCTTTTTGCGTTCCAGCGCCTGCTTGAGTGCCCGGTACTGGCGCAGCCGCTCACCATCGGTCAGCTCGCGCGCCGTGGCGTTGGAGGTGATCAGCGCGATGAGGTCGTCATCCTCGCCCTGGCTCTGGCGGATAACACAGGGCAGGACCTCAAACCCGGCCACGCCCTCGGCAGTCAGTGCCCGGCAGGCCGTCCAGCGGCGGTGCCCGGCCAGCAGCATATATTTGCCGTTCTGGGCGGGCAGGACCTCCAGCGGGCTGCGCAATCCTCGCTCGGCAATGTCGGCTTTCAGCATGGAGACATCGCCGATCTCGTAGATGCTGTTTTCCGGGTTCGGTTCAATATCGGCTTCCGGCAGCATGACGACTTGCATTTTCTGACCCGCCGGGGCGTTAGCTTTTGTGTTGCCGAGAATGTCGTTGATAGAAAATCCCTTGCTCATCGCTTAGCCCTCCTTTGTGTCCACATTGGACACGATCCGCTCAACTTCTTCCGTCAGCTCCCTGTAATCCACCGCTGCCGTGCAGTCCGGGCAGTATTCCAACAGCGGCATGCCTGCATGCGCGGCCTCGCTGACCTTGACGGTGTAGCGTATGACAGTCTCCAGCACGCTGATTCCCGACGCGCACAGTTGAACGATGATGTCCTCCGCGTACCGGGTGCGGCGGTACTTCGTCATCAGCGCACCCATGATCTTCAGGCGCGGGTTGTAGTAGGCCTGCACCTGCTCGATCTGCTCTACTATCTCCTGCATCCCGTCGCAGGCCCACTTGTCACAATCCACCGGGATGATGACCCAGTCAGCCGCGCACAGGGCGTTGATACTGCCCATGTCCAAGTCCGGCGGGCAGTCCATGATGCAGTAGTCGTAGTCCCCGGCCACACATTTCAGCGCGTCCCGCAGATGGAACTGCCGCGGGCCGTTGTCCATCAGTATCGTGCGGTTGGCCTTTAGCATTCGCATATCGCAGGGCAGCAGATGTACGCCCCAAACATCGACGCCCTTCACAATGGCCGCCAGGATGTCGTCCTCGCCCAGCATAACCTCGGCCACGCTGGGGCTGTCGTAGTCTAGGACGCCGAAGAACTTGCTCGTGTTGCCCTGTTTGTCCAAATCCACCACCAGAACGCTCTTGCTCTTGGCGGCCAATTCGGCGGCAAGATTGCAGGCGGTGACGCTTTTCCCGACGCCGCCTTTCAAGTTGATAATTGCAATGCTTATCATAGTAATCCTCCTGTCCCGCCGGGGCGGCGGGTGTTATTGCGGCCAGTTCATCTGGTCGATTTCTTCAAAATCTTCTTTCGGGGTCGGCTGCCATTGATGGTATTGGGGCTGCCATCGCATGGACACAACGCCCGTCGGCCCCTCGCGGTTCTTGGCATACATCACGGCGGTATCCTGATAGGCGTCCTCGCCGCGCAGCTCCTTGCTGTCCTCGGTGCGCCTGTTCTCCACAAAGATCGCGCTGTTGGCGTCCTGCTCAATCGTGCCGGAGCCGCGCAGGTCCTCCAGATTGCAGAAGCGGCCCTCGTTGCCCTTCACGCCGGCGCGGTTGATCTGGCACAGCTCCACAACCACGATGCCCATCTTCATGGCGGCCACCTTCAGCCGCCGGGTAATTTCAGAAATGCGCTGGTACTCGGTCTGGCGCGGGTCGGTGGGACTTAGCAGACCGATGTGGTCGATGAACGCGATGTCCGGCTTGTACTGCATGATCTTGGCCTCCAACCCGTCAATCGTCAGGTTGCTGTCGGCATCCAGCATCATGTTGTGGTGGCGGCGCAGGATGCCCGCCGTGTTGTCGATGATCTCCCGCTCACGCGGTGTCAGGGTCTTGTTGGTCAGCTTGCCGCTGTCGATGCGGCTGACCTTGGAGAGGATGCGGTCCATCAGCGCCTCTGCCGTCTCCTCCAGCGTCAGGTAGTAGACGCGGTACTTTTTGCTTAGTCGGCTTGCCAGATTGATGCTGAAATCCGTCTTGCCGCAGCCGGGCCGCCCGGCCACCACGCAGGTGCGGCCGCGGTGGAATACACCGTACCGGTCAAGCTCAGGCCAACCCAGCTTCAGGCTGGTGTCCGGCTCATCCAGCCGGGCCAGCGCGGAATCCAGCACCGCGTCAAAGTCCCGGGCCGTGCTGTCGGTCTGGGTGCTGCGGATGGCATCCTGCACCGCCAGCGTGCGGCGCAGCTGGCGGCAGACGCCGTCGCTGTCCATGGCATCCTTGGCCATGCACTTCATCAGGTCGCCCTGCAAAAGCGAGTAGCGGTAGTCCTCCAGTATTTGCGCCGCATAGCTGCCGATGTTGGAGACGCTGGGGCAGGTCTCGGCCATTGCCACAACACCGGGCCTGATCTCATCCGCCGGGCGGCCCGCCGATGCCCGGTTGATGACCGTGATGACGTCCACCGGCTCCCCGGCCATGGTGAGCTGCTGCACCGCGCTGAACACCGCGCGGCTCACGCCCTCGTCGAACATCCCGGGCACCAGCTTGATGATGTACTCCCGTGCGCGGGCCGGGTCCATGAGCGCCGCGCCCAGGAACGCCCGCTGCGTCTGCTGCTGTCGGCTTATAGTTGCACGTTCCATTCAAAAGCCTCACAAAAAATCAAGTATGTCGGTGTCCGGCCCGATCTCCCGCGGGCGATCCTCCGTGCTGGCGGGGCGCTGGGTGGGGACGGTATCCACAAAATCGTCCTTCAGGGCGAACAGCCCCTCCCATCCGCGCAGGATGCTCTGCTCGAGCACTGCGGCCATGTAGCCGTAGCGGTCACGCACGCCCGCCTCGTCGGCCAGCTGGTTGAGCTTGTTGCAGGCCAGCGACGCGGCGTTGACGGTCAGCGGATGCTTGCCCGCGGCCCGGGACTCCTCAAATGCGAGCAGGGCCTCCGTCAGCCGTTCATTCCACGGGAAGGATTCCCGGAGAACATCCCGGACGCTCTCTCGCGCGCCCGCCCGCGTATTGTTCTCTCTTGTATTGTTATTCTTGTATTGTTCTGGGTGACATTTTTGTCGGGGGGTAGGCGACATTTTTGTCGGGGTGGGTGCGACATTTTTGTCGCCCGCCGACACTGGGTGTCGCTCACCGACATTTTTGTCGGGGTGGTTTTCGGCGCAGACATCCGGCACGCTGCCGACCAGCGGGGAAATGTACCGCCGATTAGCTGCGCCGTCCCGGGCGTAGCTAACGGCCACATAGCCCAGCTCCTGCAGGTGCTTCACCCAGCGCTGGACTGTGCGCTCCGTTGTGTCGTACAGCGGGCAGAAGTAGGCGTTGCTCGCGTAGCAGCAGCCCGTCTTGTCGGCCAGAGAGG